CAATTATCTGAGTACAAGTAGGACACTCATCATGAGTTTCTAAAAACTTAATATCTTTTTTTGCATGTTTTAGTTCTGCATTGATCTCTGCTTTATTACTTTCAAGATCAGAAATCATTGCTCGTTGATCATCAACATTATCTAATTCTTTTTGTAATCTATCTAATTCTTCTTTATTTTTTTCTCTTTCTTTCTCTAACCCTTTGATCAACGTATCATTCTGAGTGATCTTAAGTTGTTTCTCATCTTGTCTTGTTTGATTAACTGCTGTCAAAGAATTGATAAGTTTTTGTTGCGACTCTACTTTTTCTTTTGCTAATCTAAGCATGTGAGTGCAATCTTTATTCTGACCATTCGCTGTTCTTACTCTGTCTTTCAACAGTGCATTCATGTTTGAGAAGATATTGATGTCGAGTAAATCTTCGATAACTTCTCTGCGGTGAGGTGCGGATAGTTGCATGAAGGGGACAAATGTGGATGAACCCAAGATGACGACTTGTGTAAAGGACTTGAAGTTGAGTTTGAGAATTGTTTGTTCGAGATATTTTTGCGTATCTTTGACTGCAGCGTCTTGATCAATGAGTTTGTTGTTGTGATAAAGTTCAAATACATTTGGTTTAATTCCTCTAAAGACACGATATTCATCTTTACCAATAGTAAACTCTAATTGTACCTTGGTAGATTTTTCGTTGATACTATTTACAAGTTGCGATCTTTTAATTTTACGAAATGGTTTATTAAACAAAGCAAAACAGAGTGCGTCTAACACCGTTGATTTACCTGCACCATTTGCACCAATAATTAAGGTCGATGAACTATCAGTAAAGTTAATTTCAGACCATTGATCACCAGTGGAAAGAAAATTCTTCCACTTGATATTTTCAAAAACAATCATTTAATCTAGAGTTGGAATCATTAATTCATCTGGTGTAATTATAGCATAGTTATAACCATAATTATCACAATTCATAGCAATAATATCTGTATCTACCTCCATGACCTCCCACTTGAGATCCTTTTCCTTTGATTCTGCTTCTAATAATGTTAAAAATCTAACAGCATCATCCTCTTGTTCAAAGACTTGAACAGTTTTAGTATTGGTCTTGTCTTTGACAGCATGGACACCGCCACTATTTTTTTGAGTTAGAATAAACATTATAGTGCACTTGCTTCGATGTATAACGACCTCATAATATTTTTAATATTACTCTTGTTCGCTTTTATATCTATCTCATCTATGTATGAATCTAAGAGAGTCATAGTGTCTTCGGTCTCTACAACCGATCCATTCTCGATTCCCACACTGATATCTTCTATGATCTTAAGATCTGCTAGACCAATGTCTTGCAGTTGTCTTACCCTATAATCAAATTTAGAATAATCTCCTTTGTTTTCTACAATTAGTTTGACGAATGCTCCTTCCAATTCGTCCTCATTCGGTATGCTAACTCCAGAATCATAATGAAGCTTATGAAAAATATCAAAGGGATTTCTGTAAAAAGTAGTTCTGAGAGTTTCTGTGTCGAAGACATGGAATCCTCTTTTGCATTTGTAGTCATTCCAATAAAGTTGATAGGGATTTCCTAAGTAATAGATATTATCTCTATGAGATTTTTGATGATAGTGTCCTGTAAATACCTTTTTAAATTTTCCAACAAACGAGGGATCCATTCCATTTTCCATGTAATGACCAGGATGTGCTTCAAATCCATTCAACTCTAAATGACCCATAGCAACTGTAGCTTTACTCTGAGTTATTGTGTAAAGAGTTTTGTCATAGTTATCATCTGCAATCCAAGGAATAAAACAGATATCTAGTCCACCAAAGTTAACTGTGCAAGGTTCATCATATACTGTTATATTTTTATAAGAACTCAACAACTCTCTAGGAGCATTGACTCTTAATGTATTCTTATAATAGATATCATGATTACCTACAAGCATGTGCATTTGTACACCCAACTCTTCGAGTGGGTCAAACCACATTTGTTTTGCCTCGTTTAGAGACAAGAAGTTAATAGATCTACGTTTATCAAACGTATCTCCTAAGTTAATAACTGTATCAACACCAGATGCCTTTATAAAAGGAATGACAATCTGACCATAAAATTTTTTATAGTGATTAATAAAATGAACATTATCATTCCTAACACCGAAGTGTTGATCGGTGATAAGTAAAATCTTCATCGTTTTGAATTCATCTCTACACGAGACTTAATTTGATTATACTCTGCTCCACCATCTCCGTCAACACTAAAGACATGATCGTAGCCTGATTTTTCTAGAATTTTATCCTTAATATCCATCTGTCTTTTCTCCTTTGCTATACGTCTTAGAAATGCATAATACACTATCTGAGTAAAATATGCAAATGGATTTCTACTTTTGGCAGGATCAAAGTTATCAATATACTGAATACAATTTTCTATACCATCACAGACCATATCATCCTTATACATGTAGTTGATAAAGTTTGGTCTATAAGATAGATGGGTCGCGATTTTTAAAAAACACCCACCGATATAATTACTGACACGAGGTTTCGGCAGATTTTTTTCTTTTGCTATATCTACTTTCTCTTTATATTTTATAATTGCAGCAAGAAACTCTTGATTATCAACATAATGTTGTCGCTTTTTAGGTGCTGCTTTCTTCATATACCTTTGTTTTGTTGATTTTAGTATACCACAGAACTAAAAGCTTGACAACCCTGTGTATCGTGTGTACAATAACACTGTAAGGGTTCAAGACCACCCTCTAAATAGTTTCTCAAACTTAAGTCTTGCGTCCTCAATCTTTCCAAGATAACCTTTGTTGTCATTGAGTTCACTTTTTCTGCGGTGAGTCTTTGTAGGATCATCACCTATTATAAATGCTTCATACATTAAGATGATAGGTTTGGACATCGTGCCCATTGTAATAATATCTCTATCTCTAACAATAAAAAATTCCTCGTCGGACATGGGCATCCACTTAGTAAATCCCATTCCTCTCATCACTTTCTGATCAGAAATTTCTTTAGTGATAGCATGAACGCATACAGGATCTTGTAAAAATACAAGGCAATCCCCATTGTCTTCGGTAATTACTGCCTTAGCAAGTACCTCTTCGCCACTTACTAATTTGAAAATACCATGGAAGTCTTCGTCTTTTTTAGTGTAATTAATCATAAGCTTTGAGTTTTACATCTATGATTTCATAATCAAATTTTTCTTCGTTATAAATTTTGACTCTTTCCATTAGATGATTCAATGTATAATTGTTTCCTCTATTAGTGGAAATGTCATCCGCTATGTCATATAATGTTGCTTGTGACTTATTTTCCCCCTTTCTTAATACTCGACCTATAGACTGTAGGTTCCGTACTCTGGACTTAGAAGGAGAGGCAAAAATAATGTTATGTAGTTTTTTGATATTGATACCAGTAGAGAATGTGCCATAAGAAGCAACAATAATGGCATTGTCTGATTGCTCAGTTAATTGCCTTACATCTTCTCGGTCTTCAACATCAACACCCCCATGAACGAGATACACGGGTTTGTCTGTATGACTATTTATCAAGTTGTAAAGAGGCAGACCGTGCCTTTCTACATAGTTGAAAAGAACAAGCGTGTTACCCTTTAGGTCTACTGCAAGGTTACGGATAAATTTATTACGTCCTTCATGGTCTACTAGATAATCAATTTCATCTTGATATCCTTCAAACAGTTGCTCATGATGTTTAAGAAGAATTATCTTTACTTTTAACTTAGCAAGATAACCTTGTTTGATTAATTCATTAGTCTTAGTTACTTTGGAACATCTACCAAATAAACCTTCTAATACTAATTGATTTACATTTGCACCATCTAAAGTTCCAGTAAATCCAATACGGTATTTACATTTATGAAGTTTAGACATCAACGCAGTCAGAGATTTTGCTTTAAACTGATGTGCTTCATCACCAATTACTACGTCAAATCTATCAAACCACTTACGAGGTTCTTTGTAAATTGATTGCCAAGTAGTAATAACTACGCTATGATCTGTATACTTGTCTGCACCTGCATAGATTTTATGGCAATCTTTGGTTCTCCAACCATAGTCTGCAAAGTCTTTATACATTTGTTCTACAAGTGATGTAGTGGGAACTACAACTAAAACATTTCTACTCACATTAGTATGGTATCTAATTAATGCATAGATCATCAATGATTTACCGCTTGCAGTTGGCGACAATAGGAGTCGTCTGTTGTATCTTAGGGCTTCGTATATTGCTTTATACTGGTAGTCCCTTACGGGAAATGGTACGCGAAGTGATTTCACGAATTGACCAACAGCCTCTGGAGTCACAAACTCATTAGTTTCTTGAGGGTGACCAAAGTTTTCATGCTCTTCTATTGAATATTGATATCCTTTTTCTTCTGCCCAATCTGTAAGATAATCTACAAGACCACAATATATCTCTCCTGTTGCAGGTGAATATAATCTTATCTTTCCATCCCAACCTTTATATCTTCTTTTTTTCTGCATAAACTTCGCAGACTCTACCTCAAAGGTAAAGAAATCTGCTAGTTCATAATTCAAATGAGGTTCTGCTTCAACTTTTAAGTAGACTTCATTCTTCTTAGAGATAAGGAGGTCCATAAAACCATGCTACAAGTGACTTTCTCAATCCAGATGTGACAGGTCTTACCCTATGCCATTGATCACCTTGGAAAAATACTGCAGATCCTTTAGATTCTTTTATAGTAGAATATCTTGGTTCTGCTTCTGGTTTATATATCTCAATATCAAACTCCCCTCCTTCGTATTCACTAGGATCATTTAAAAATACAGTGCAACTGATCTTTCTAACCATACCATTCATCTTAGGATCAGGTCTTTTATGTTGATCTACATGCCAACCATAGTGACCACCCTCAGGATATATTCCAAACTGAACTGGTTCTAAACCTTTTATACTTAAGTTCCAACCTGACAATTCATTTATTTGTTTTGCCACATCAAATAACATTTGTGCCAAATCATTATCATATAACCATGCTATCTGACTACTTCTAGCAGGTGATTCTGGATTATTGTTTGTACCTGCTTCTTTCATTTCTAGATCTGATTTAGATATTGCAGATCTAACAATATTCATAGCAGCAGGTGCTAATTGAATAACTCTGTATGCGTCACCGTATTTCATTAAAATCCATTTTTAAATTTTTCCCACTCGATAGCGTTCTTAATTTGGAAATTACGATTACCAATTTGTCTTAGAACACCTTCAAGAAAGTTTATGATCTGTTCTATGTAGTCGATCTTATATTGTAGTTTACAGATGTCCTCATCAGACTCTATAAACATATTAACTTCTTCTTTTGTAGTAAGTTTAAAATCAAAAGGCATTTCTTTGTATACCTTTGATGGTGCTTTACCTTTATAATATAACCATTTCTCTCTAATAAGTCTTCGCATTTCTATTTCACGTTCCTTTTTCATCAAGGAGTACGTGTTAAAAAATTCCATGTAACGCATATGAAGTTGTGGAATCTTTGTAGATTCTTCGCAGTATAGATCGGTATCGATTACACTATCTTTTTTCCACATCTCCTGTAGAGATTCAAGATTCATACACCCTGATCCTTTTCACGTTGAAACCATTCTTTCATTGAAATCTGATATCCAGATTCCCTACTGGGAGGTTCCTTGATCCCCTTCATCTTTTTGTAGTCGTTGTGCATCGCTTGGAGTAACCATGCCTGTGCTAGTTGACTCGGACCTTCTTTCAACAATCGGATTTG